GCTAAGATTTGGATCTTCATATAAATTAAAATCAAATGCACTATATGAAACTTCATTATTAGTAAAAGATAATGAAGAATCTGATAGATCAAAATATATCTTTAAATTTTTCTCTGTAAGTATAGGAGGATTGATTGGGGATATAGTTCCAGCAGAAGCACTAGTAATATTAATTACTTTAGGATTTAAATTTATAGCATCATAGTAAGTATTAGATAGTTTAATAGAATTTTCATCTACCACAGATGCATAATAAATTCCATTATCTTCTAACCCTCCAGAAGAAGTATCCGCAGTATGAATAACCTTTTGTCCATTACTATACCCATGTCTAGAAATAGTAATACTATTATTACCAACACTAACATCACCAGAAGCAAAAGTTCTAGGATCAATTACTATTCTTCTATTATAATCATTATAAGCAACTTTTATAGTGGTTGTTATACCTGGAGAAGCATTTAATATAATTTGATCTTCAGATTTGAGACTATGAGTAGAAGAAGTAGATACAGTAACCATAGACCTACTCAATGATCCTGTTAAAGTATTTGAATAATTGGTTTTTAAACTATGATAAACTCCAGTACCCACTCCAATAAAATATAATGTAGAAACTGTAGTGGTACTATTAATCCCCACAAAAGAACCAGTGGAACCCAACCCAACTTGTGCTGTAGAAATTCCTATTAAATCATTAGTTAATTTAGCAGCATATACTGTTTGACCCTGAGTAAGAGCGAATCCATCAACTCCATCAGTAGAAACTGATACAGCAGCTCCTGCATTAGTACTATAAGTTAAAGCATCTCCAGTATTTAATCTATGATTTTGGAAATAAAGTGCTTTAGTTGGGATGAATATTTCGCTTATTCCAGTTCCAGGATTAGAGAATACAAGAGTTGATCCAATTCCTACTCCAGATATTGTTCCCAATCCAATAGATTCTGATGGATTAAAATACAATTCTTTATTAATTTGTGATCCTTTTTCTACCTTTGAATTATTATAAAAATAAAATGATCTAGGATTTTGAATAACTTGAGTAGTTGCAGTATGAGCAGTTCCACTAGTTGAATCATACTCTCTTATTACTCTAATTCTAGATGTTTTACTATCTACATTCAATACTTTTACTTTTTCAGTTCCTATACCTAAAACATCATTAGATCTAATATTAAGCGAACCACTACTATTTAAACTGAAATAAGTTATTATACCAGTAGCAGCAGAAGTACCTACTTCCTCAAACAATGTAAAAGTACCAGTCTGTACACCAACAGATATTATTGAATTATTTTTTATTCCACTAGTACTTATTCCAGAAATATATACTGATTCACTATGATAAAAATTATGAGGTGTAGTTGTATATCCTACAAATTTAGAATCACTTCCTGATGTAAATTCTACATTTAAAAATTCAGTTGTAGCAACACTAATATTACTTACAGTTTTTCCTTTAATAAAATCAACTCTAGCTTTAGCTCCATAACCACTAGAACCTGCATCTTCAAATACTATTTCATCCTTAACTTTATAATCAGATCCTCCAGTAATAATTCCAACTGATTCTATATTACCTGAAGTAGTAGATGTAATATAAGTTCTTTGTTGACGAATATCACTAGGATCTACTAAGAAATCATAAGAACTATCTTTTAAAAGGAAATTATATGGACTAGTATTTCTGACTAATTTTGTTTGATTTAAATCTACCAAATCTTGATTTGATTTATAATCAAAATTATATTCTATAGGCTCATGTTTAAATGAATTACCTATAAAATAAGGAAATTGTGGTTTTCTATAGTTTTTAAATACTCCTTCAGAATCTCTAAAATTGGGATTAATTAAAGAAAAATAAGCATAAATTCCATTAGGATATTCTGGAGTTTTACAGAATCTACCATTATGTTCATCTAAATCTTTATCATCTGAATATAAATAATCTTCCACAAAAAATCCTTCAGAATAAATCATATCACCATTAGAAGTGAGAGGATTTGGTCTAATTGAAGATATAGAAGGAGAATAACCAGATTCTAGAATCTTAATTGGTCCTCCAGAAGCATTAGTATATCCATAAGGACCATAAATTGGACAACCATCATAAGACCATCCAATAATAGGAGAATGAATAACAGAATCTTTCTCAATATCATTTTCTAAAGATAAATCAGGAACAAAAACTTCTTTATCACCTATAGCTTTCTTTACATAAGAAGATTGTCTTAATTTTCTAGGAGAATATAAATGAGAATATTGAAGTCCATATTCTGGATTCAATCCTGTACTAACAATTCCATCATCAGTTGTAATTTGATCATTTTGAACTAATCTTTCAACATTATTAATAGTCCAAGATTTGGGACTAGAATAAAAACTAGCACTATTTCCATTAGATGTTACTTTTATAGTAGCATCTGATGATGTATGACCTATACCAGAATTAATTATTTTAACTGATTCTATTTTTCCTTCTTTTAAAATAGGAATAATTTTAGTTCCTTGACCAGTACCTTCTACTTTTAAATTTGGAGGAGAATTATATTCCACTCCTGAGTTTAATACTATAACTTCAGTTAATTTACCTTCAACACTTATTATTGGAATTAATTGAGCATTTTTACCATTCTTTAATTCAAACGTAGGTTGTCTATTATAATTGATTATATCGGAAGATCCATAACCAACTCCACCGTCAGCAATATATACAGATTTAATAGATCCTCTTACTATAGGTCTTACTGATGCATCAAAATTCTGCCCAGAAAGAGTTGAAACACCTATATTTCCAACTACTGATACTTCAATAGGAGGATAATTAAATTCATGTATTCCAGAACCACCAGAAAGTAAATTTACATATTCCTTATTTTTTATATAGAAATTAGCTGGAGTAGATCCTACTCCCACAGAGGATAATTTAAATGACCCTCCATCTACTTCTGTTACATAATAATTTGTTAAAGTAGTAAGTCCAATAATAGGAGTAGACTTATTATCATATCTTATTAATTCTCCACTTTTATATCCATGATTAGGGATATTAATTATATTAGTAGCAGTATTAATTCCAGAAGAATTAACAGAAGTCAATCTATTAGTATATCCAGAACCAGAACTTCCAATACTTATAGAATTTAATATTCTTTTTTGATTAGCACATTTTAATTCTTGAATACCTGCACCATAAGCAGTAAGTGATATAGAAGAAACTCCTGCAATTGCTTCTGTACGCTTATTATGCAATGAGACAGTAGTTGCATCCTTAATACAGCAATAGTAAGCTGCATTAGTAGTTAAACCTGCTATAGCAGTTTGAGTATCTGTAATATAAGTTACAAGTTCCCCATCTCTAAATTTATGATAAGTTGAAAATCCTATTGTATTATTAGTGAGATTAACATATCCACCAGTAGATGTAGAATCAAATGTTAAAGAATGATTACTCAAAATCAAATTTGGATAAGCTCTACATCCCTTTCCATTTCCTCCTGTTATTTTTATAGTAGGAGTTGTAATATAATCAAATCCTTTATCTACAATATCAATTCTTTCTACAGAACCTTGAACTTCACAATATGCAGATACACCTACTCCAGTAGAATCTGTAATAGACAAAATAGGAGGATTTACTACATCATAATCATCACCACCACTAGTAACTGAAATTTCTTCAATAGGTCCATAATGAACAACATCATTTGACTTATAATTGAGTATTTCAACTCCATTTATCAAAATACCAGTTTTTCCCACTGGTGTTAATTTATTAGAAAAAGTAGAAACAGGTTTTTTAATCCTTCTTATTAATTTTTGAGATGTTATTGTTTTTCCACTAAAAGGAGAAAGTTCAAACTTATTGTTAGTTACAGTTCCAGAAAAAGAAACATATATTTCATTAGAAATATTAGCAGCACTCTTAGAAATTTTAAAAGTATCTATATCAATTTTTTGAACAAAATATTCTCCAGCAACAATATCTAATTTATTATCACCTTCGCCAGGAACATAAATTATTCTTTCTCCAGTTAATAATCCATGTTTATTAATTGTTATTTCTGTGCTTTCTTCAAATGTACCACTAAAAGAAAGAGAAGTATCACGAATATCTAAAGCATCTTTAAAATAACTTGGAAGAGATGGAGAGGTGAGATATACATCTTCATCATCTAAGTATGAATTTTGTATATTAGTAGTGTAAATATTAGCTTCTGAATAATTACTTAAATTAGTTTTAGATAATAATCTTTGAATTCTATAATTTACATTGGGATTTAATTCACCAGATCCTTTAATTAAAATTTCCTTAGAACTAATAAGAGAAATAATATCACATGCAACGCTATTAATAAGAGCATTATCTCCTACAATAAAATTATGTTCATTATCTAAATTTAATTTATAAGTAAAGTTTGAAGAGTCAACTAGTTCTATAGATTCTACGTTATAGGTAACAGAAATATTAGTAAATAAATTATCGGTTACTTTACTATCAGAAATAGAACCTAAACCTTTAGGTTCAATAATACTACCAGGTTCATTATAATAAGTAGATTCATATTCACAGTTTAAATCTGCTAAAACTCCAGTCACTCTAACTTTTACTACATTAGCAGTTCCTACACCAGAATATCCATAAGCAAAAGCATCTAATCTTAAATCTTGAGTGGGAGAAAGAGATTTATCTACTCCACTACATCCAAAAAATTGAGTTAAAGATTTAGAATCATATTTTATAGTATTAAAGGTTCCATCCTCATAACTAGCAATTAAGGTTCCAGTGGTTCCAAATCCAACTGTAGAATCTACAGATAAAACAGTAGAACCAACAGAAACAGAATCTACTAATTTAGTATTGGGATGTATTGAAAATTCTCCACTTAACCTATCATCTTTTTTATTATAATCTAAACTTAATCTATAATATGTATTTTCACCTCGTACTATCTTTTCTACATCACTAATAGATCCATTAGCTTTAGGTAATCCATAAACATTATCTTGAAATAAGTTTCTATTAACTAAATCAGAAGGATCTCCATCAAGAGATTCTACTACAATTTGTTTAGAAACTTTATAATTAGCATCTGAAGGAATAAAAAGAAAATCACGTGGTTTTATTACTTCAACATCTTCTCCATATAAAGCTCTAAATAAAATTTCAAAGGACTGATCAGTTCCTTTAGATGAATAAAAATCTTTTGATTGTTTAATAAATATTCTTTTATTAATATCGGAATCTAATTCTCTTTCTTCAAATCCTGGAGCAATTTGAGATTTTACTTTCTTATAAAATTCTTGTAAAAATCTAATACTTAAATTATTAACTACTGTACCAGATGAATGAGTAGAAATTCCTGATTGAGAAAAAAGAAGCTCATCTGTTTTAGATGGACTCTTATACGTAGTAATTCCACTAAATCCCCTAGCACACCCTGTAAAGGAATTTGTCGTAATTCCTGTATATGTGATAATTTCAGAATTTATTTCGATTAATCCATAAGTATCAGGAAATCCAGTAGTAGATTCTACAGATATAGTATTATCAGAAATCCCTACGTTAGATGATAAACTTGTAGACTCTATTAAGTCTGCTAATTCATCAACTTTAATATATTTGTCAATATTTTGTAAAACATCTAATGTAGACCCTTGACCTTCCAGAGCAGTATAATATTGCGCTAAAAATTCACCAGCAAGAGGAAAATCTGCTCTTACGAAATCTGGCAGTTGATTTTTAACAACTGAACTAATCTTGACTCTTGTATTTTCTGGCATTGATATTAGTACTGAGGGGCGGCCTGTGGCATATTAGAAGATCCTAATACATATGTATCTGAGGATAGAAGGGAAGTATTTGCCCTTTCATTTTCAGTCAATCTTGCTATATCACCAACCATATAACTTGAAGTAGCTGTATAAAGAGTTCCTGAGGTATTATCACCAGAACTAATATTATCAGCAACCATATCTATAGTACTATTATTAATATCTAGTTGTAGATATAAATCCTGCAATCCAATAACATCATTAGATCTAGGACATGCTGAAATTTCTATTATTGGAATATCTTGAATATTTTTAGATGTTCCTACTATATTAATAGGTTTAATTAAGATTTCCCCCTTACCATAATCAACACTTCCTACATTATTAGCAATAATTGTAGGATTAGTCCTTCCCTTCAATGTGAATAAAAATAATTTACCCATTTTTCTATTAGATTCTGGAATATCACTTAAATAAACAGTATCTGCTACACCAAATATATTAAACCCTGAAGATTTAATATTATAACCATTAGTATTCTTTATATAAAAAGAATTACCAAAACAAAGTTCATATTCTGCATGTTGATTTAATAAAGGTTTTAAATCCCTTCTAATTTCAACTTTAGTGATATTTGAAGTTATTGAATCATTACTATTATCTACAACAGCCTGAAATTTACTATATTTAAATTTCGCACCATATTTATTCATCTCTGTTGAATCAGAATAAGTTGTAATGTTATTTGATATTACAGCTTTGACTGCATCTGAATTTGCAGCTAAACTAGTGTTATAATATGCATTAATATGAGCTTCAATATACAAATATTTCAAATCTAAGATTTCAGTAACAATTCCAGCAACAGAATACTTTCTCAAGAGTTCATTAAGGTTATTTTTGATGGAATCTGGAACAAATGGACCATAAAATGGTTTTATAGTGATAAAAACCTTTCCATATTGAGGAGGAACCAATTCTTCACCTCCAAAAACTGAAACAGACTCAGTTTCTGGGTAAATTTTAGGAACTAATGCTTCATAATCACCTGCAGTGACTGCTCTATTGTAAGTAGAGTAAACTTTAGGTGCATAACGCTTAATTGAGTCTACTGATTCAATTTCTTTACCCCCAACAGACTCACTTACAGTAGAAAGTATAGAAATTCCTGTACTAATAAGGTTATTATTGTTATCTACCAATCTTCCATTGAAATTAAAGGAAGAAATGCCATTTGCAGCATCTCCACTACTAGTAATATAGGAAACTTCAATATAATTCAGTGCTTTTAACTTTTCACCAAAGACTCCATCACCAAAAATGAGCTCATATCTCTGATCTTCAATTTCTTGAAGGAAATATACCCTAGAAGAGGAGGTAACTTCTATTAAAGTATCAGAAAATACGTATTTTCTAGAAGAAGTGCTTGATTCAGTATCTCTTACACTAACTTCTAAGGTAGAAGTATCAATATTTGAGTTTTCTAAGATATATCTTGTTGGAGGAGCAGGAAGATTTGCTGTAACAGTGAAATTTGAGTTTAAAAATGTTCCTTCATAGATGGTAACATTGCTAAAAGTAGCAATTCCATCAACTACAGGCACTGTTATGTCACTTGGGATACAAAATGAGTAACTTTCTGACCCAAATACTGATGCTGAAGTGGTCACAATACCCTTTTTAAGGGTCAGAGTGACAGGTTTAGTGGTAAATCCAGTTGTATTTACAAAAAATGAAATTATTGCCTTAGAAGAAGTCCTAGATCTAGGTGTATAACCAATATTTCTTGCTAATGCTACTACATTTTCTCTTAAAGTAGCACTATCTATGAAGACCTCATTGCTAATCATGTTAGCATTGTATGAGGAGATGTAAGTATTGTATGCTAATACATCAATTATGTTAGAAAGATTAGATCCTTCAAAATCATAATCAGTAAAATTAGAATTTTCTCTCAAATAATCCTTCAATGAGGTTTTTATTTGATTAAAATCTAAATCTGTAAAGTTTACTAATGCCATTTATCTTGTAGGCTGTAGTGCAAAGGTTAATTGTTGAGGAAGAGCATCAATTCCCACTATATCATATTTAATAGTTACATTAAATTCATTACTATCATAGTCTGGTTTTACATTTACATCAGTTAATTTGACTCTAGGTTCAAATCTGATGATGGTTGTTTCAATTTCATCCCTAATAACAGATGCAGAAATGTCATCAAGAACATCGAATAGAATTTCGCTTACTCCTGACCCCAGATCTTCATTAAAAAATCGCTCTCCAGGGGTAGTAAGTACTAAATTTCTAATAGAACGTGCTATAGCAGTGTCATTTTTGACACCAATAATGTCAGCATTGATGGGATTTACCTCAAAAGACATGCTAATGTCCTTAAATCCCCTACTAACCCTTTCTACAGGCATGAAAAAACGGTAAATATAAGTTATTTATCATAAAAAAAGAGACCCTTAGGTCTCTTGTACTATCTTCCTTGTCCTCTATACCTTTTTTTAGGTTTATTAGAACTAGTAGCAGCATACTTAGTATGTTTCCCCCTACCTTGATAAGTCTTTTTAGGTATGGTTTCTACGTAATCACCACCAGAGAGAGATTTTCGGACTGGCATTAGTTTTCATCCTCCATTTCTTTAATAATTTTTTGAGAGATCGATAGAACATTTGAAACATTCTTAAGATTGTCAATGCTCATAATAAAATCAGCAATATGTTTTGCTATATAAGGTTCTTCATTTCTTGCAGCAAAGGCAAGAGCATTCCTTAAATTACCTTGAGCCTCATTAAGAGACTCTTCTACTTGTTTTGTAAGTGCCATTAGAGGTCTCCTAGATAACTCTTGTTTTCTCATGACCCACCCTAATACGAGGATCACACCAAATTGATTCACCTTGCTCAATTGCATCTAAGCAGAATGAAACATCTTCACCGCACATATCTTGTACTGCACCTGATTCAAAGACTTGCATCTTAGGAGCAAACCAAGGATAAGGAAGGTTCTCAAATACACCCTTCTTAATTAATACCCATCCAAAACCTGTGTAGTCTACTGTGAAAGGCTTTCTACGCTTAGAGATACTTTCAACTGTCTCATGATTCATTACTCCACCATTCTTTCTGAAATCATCTTCCTCAAGCCAGTGAGCAACTGAGGTAGTTGTGCCATCTTCTGTAGCATACCATCCTGCAGCAATCTTTCTTTCTTCTCCTTCAGCTGGTATTGCCATATCACAGAGTTGCCAGAACTTTTCTGTAGTAAAGACAATATCAGAGTCAATCCATAACTGATAGTCATA